AACTTTGAATTAACGAATTAATTACTTATAATATAATTAATAAATAAACAAATAATAACAATTAAACAATTAAAGGAGAAAAACGATGAGTTTAGACTTAGACGCTATTAGAGCGAAACTTAACCAATTAAACACAACTAACGACAGAAAAAATAATTATTTCAGACCAGAACCTGGCAAGCAAAGAGTAAGAATTGTCCCTTACGTTCACCGCAAAGAAAACCCTTTCCTAGAAATGTATTTCCATTATGATATTGCAAAGCGTAGTATGCTTTCGCCTATCACATTTGGTAATGCAGATCCAGTAGTAGAGTTTGCTGAAAAATTAAAAAAGACCGGAGACAAAGATGATTGGTTGATGGGTAGAAAAATTGAGCCTAAAATGAGAACATATGTTCCTGTTATAGTAAGAGGAAAAGAATCAGAAGGCGTTAAATTTTGGGGATTCGGAAAAACAATATATTCTGAATTATTATCTATCATAGCTGATCCAGATTATGGAGATATTACCGACTTAATGAATGGTAGAGACATTGATGTTGAATTTACTCCATCTGAAGGTCCTGGACAATATCCAAAGACTGCTATTAGAGTTAAACCAAATACTTCAGCGGCTACTGAAGATAAAGCAATTGCAAAATCAATAATGGATCAACCTAAGATTACAGATCTATTTCCAGAGCCAACATATGAAGAATTAGAAAAAGCATTAAATGAATGGATGAATCCAGAAAATGCTGACTCTGATACATCATCAACTCCAGCTGCAACTTCAACACCAGCTGAGACAAAATCAAAAGAAACTGTTACTAAGAAAACAGACGTAGCAGAAGCTTTTGACGATTTATTCAATAATTAAGAAAGACAGTTATGGCAAAGAAAAAGAGCGAACTGGAAGATTCGTTAGCTTCAACTCTTGCAGATAGTATCAATAAACAATTTAAAGGACAAAATTACAAGTCAGCATTTTTTCTAGCTGGCGACGAAGATGCTCCTACAAATGTTAATGAATGGGTATCCACCGGCTGCTCAATGTTAGACTTAGCTATTTCTAATCGTCCTAATGGAGGTTTTCCTGTTGGTAGAATTACCGAAATAACAGGACTTGAGGCTTCAGGTAAATCCTTGTTAGCAGCTCATACCTTAGCAGAGACACAAAAGAAAGGCGGATTAGCAGTATATATTGATACAGAATCAGCAAGTAGTGCAGAATTCTTAACAGCAATTGGTGTAGATTTAAAAACTATGTTATATGTTCCATTAGAAACAATTGAAGAAATATTTGAAACTATTGAAACAATTGTTGAAAATGTTAGAAAATCTGATAAAGATAGATTGGTAACTATAGTAGTAGATTCAGTAATGGGTGCATCTACTAAAATAGAAATGGCTATGGAATATGATAAGGATGGATATGCAACTTCCAAATCTATTATATTAAGTAAAGCTATGAGAAAAGTTACCAATTGGATAGCTAGAGAAAGAATATGTTTAATATTTACTAATCAGTTAAGAACTAAATTAGGCGTATCTTTTGGAGATCCATGGACAACAGCTGGTGGTAAGGCATTACCATTTCATTCATCAGTCAGACTTCGTTTGAAAAATACCGGAATGATTAAAGCTAGGGTAAACGGAGCAGAACAGGTAGTTGGAAATAAAACCAATGTACATGTTGTAAAAAATAGAATGGGTCCTCCTAATAGAAAAATTGATTATGAAATATATTATGATAGTGGTATCGACAACTACGGTGGTTGGTTAAGCGTCATGAAAAATTTTAAATTAGTTTCTCAATCAGGAGCTTGGTATTCGTTAGACGATATTGATCTAGAAACAGGAGAAGTCTTAGATACAGTTAAATTTCAAAGCAAAGATTTTGTAGACAAAGTAATACAGAATTCAGAAATGAAAGAAAGACTATATAAAAGAATCTGCGAAGCATATATTTTTAAATATCGTGCAGGAGTAGAGGGTGGAATAGACGATGTTGTTATTGATGAAGAAGTTGTAAATGAAGAAGCATAATGAATAAGTATCAAGAATTATTTAGACAACTTCAAAAAGAAAAAGAAAGTATTAATCAGAGACCTGATGATCATTTAATGATATTTGATGGTCTCAATACTTTCATTAGATCTTTTGCTGCAACACCATCAACAAATGAAGATGGAGAACATATAGGAGGTATTACAGGATTTCTATATAGCATTGGAAAATGTGTTAGAGACTTTAAGCCTACTAGATGTATTATTGTTTTTGATGGTGTTGGCGGATCTAAAAGAAGAAAAAAAATTTATAAAGATTATAAAGGTAATCGTGTCAATAAAACAAGATTAAGAAGACATGATCATCATTTTGCATCTCATGAGCAAGAACAAGAAGCTATGAGATTTCAATTTAGTAGATTAGTATCATATTTAGATGCTTTACCTATTACATTTTTATCTATGGATGGCATTGAAGCAGATGATACCATAGCATATATTGCAGAAATGTATCAATCAATTAGCAAAAAAATTACTATAGTATCAACAGATAGAGACTTTTATCAATTAGTAAACAATCAGATTGAAATATGGTCTCCAATAAAAAAGAAAATGTATGATACAGAACGTGTTATAAATGAATTTGGAGTACATCCTAAAAATTATGTAATGTATAGATCATTTACTGGCGATAAATCAGATAATATTCCTGGTGTATCTGGTATTGGTCCAAAAACATTGTTAAAGCATGTACCAAATTTAGACAAAGAACAAGAATATGAATTAGATCAATTATGGGAAACTTGTAATGATAAAATAGATGATTCTAAAACATATAAAAAGATATTAGATAATCAGGATATAATTTCTGATAACTGGAGACTAATGAATCTAAAACTATTAGATATTCCAGCACAAACAAAAAGTAATATTAGAAGAATAATGGAATCAAAAGTAACTGAATTAAATAAAGTAGAATTTAGAAGATTATTTATGGAAGATAAAATGTGGTCCGTTATGAAAAATATGCCAGATTGGTTAAACAATACTTGGCTATCGTTAAGTGCATTTGCACAAAAAACAAAATAATTGGATTTAATAATTATTTTTTATATAATAATTTATGACAGATAAGTTAAGTGAGTATGGGTGGTCTTTTCAAGTTAAAGTTCTGGCAGCTATGTTTGTGGATAGAACATTTCTTCAACAAATTGCTGATATTATTCAATCAGACTATTTTGAATCTGATGCAAATAGCTGGTTATTAGATATACTAATAGACCATTTTCGTGAATATAAAACTCCTCCTTCAAAAGATGTATTAAAAGTTAAAGTCACTGAAATAGACAATGACATCCTTAAAACAGCAGTATTAGAACAATTAAAAGAAGTATTTAGATATATGGAGTCAAGTGACTTGACTTTTGTAAAAGATGAAATACTTAAATTTTGTAAGAATCAAGAAATAAAGCGAGCTATTATGGATTCAGTTGGATTACTCAAAATGGGTAATTATGATGAAATTAAAAGCAAAATGGATTCTGCTATGAAAGCAGGAGCTGATACTGATATTGGGCATGAATATAAAAAAGACGTTGTAGCAAGATATAATGAAGCAGCAAGACATACTGTAACTACAGGATGGGATGTTATTGATGATTTAATGGATGGAGGTTTAGCACCAGGAGAATTAGGAGTAGTAATGGCACCAGCTGGTATTGGTAAGTCCTGGATGTTAATTAATATTGGAGCAAATGCAATAAAGCAAAATAAAACAGTTATACATTATACATTAGAATTAAATGAAAATTATGTAGGACAGAGATATGATTCAGTTATAACCGGTATTGCTGCACAAAATTTAAAAAATTATACAGATGACATTGAAGAAAAATTAAGAGATATATCAGGAGAATTAATTATAAAATATTATCCAACTAAATCTGTTGGAGTAATGGGTATTAAAGCTCATGTTGAAAAAACTATTATGTTAGGAAATAAACCTGATTTAATAGTAGTTGATTATGCAGATCTTTTAAAAGTATCTAGTAAAGACAAACACGAAGCTCTTGAAGAGTTATATGAAGATTTACGTGGTATGGCTGGAGAATATGGAGTTCCTGTTTGGACTGCAACTCAAGCAAATAGATCAGCATTAGAAGATGATATAATTGAAGCAGACAAGATTGCATCTTCATATGGTAAAGTTATGGTATCTGACTTTTTAATGTCATTATCAAGAAAAGTAGAAGATAAACTATCAGGAACAGGTAGAGGACATGTTATAAAAAATAGATTTGGTCCTGATGGAATAACATTGCCAAGTAAAATAAACACAAATAATGGTCAGTTTAATTTCTTTGAGCCACAAACAACTCAAGGTAGACAAACAACTCAAACAATGAAAACTGGTGACACATTAATTAAGAAAAATTTAGCACAAAAATTTAAAGATTTAGGCGGAAGTTTAGGATAGTAATTATATTTATATTAAATTAATCGTAGGCCTAACTCATAGGCCTATTTTTGTCTAAACTAAATAAAAAAGGAGTCATATATATGAACATTTCAAATAAAATTTTATCAGATATTACCGTGCATATGAAATATGCGAAATATATACCAGAATTGAATAGGAGAGAAACATGGGAAGAACTTGTTACTAGAAATAAAAATATGCACATAAAGCGATATCCAAAATTAAAAGATGAAATTGAAGATGTTTATAAAATGGTTTATTCCAAAAAAATATTACCGTCAATGAGAAGTTTACAATTTGGTGGTAAGCCAATTGAAATATCACCTAACCGTGTTTATAACTGCGCTTATTTACCTATTGATCATATTGACTCATTTAGTGAAGTAATGTTTCTACTTTTAGGCGGTACGGGTGTAGGTTATTCTGTACAACAACATCATGTTGATAAATTACCACCAGTTAATAAACCATATCCAAAAAGAACTAGAAGATTTTTAATAGGTGACTCAATTGAAGGCTGGGCTGATGCAATTAAAGTTTTAATTAAATCATAC